GGGCACTGCGGGGCAGCGGTAGTACTGAAAAGGAGCCCTCCTCTCTGAGGTCGGTGCTCACAGTTTATACTGCGCTCCGTAGTTTCCATCTACCTGTGAGGGTAGACCTTTCCACCACTACCGATTCGGGTGTAAACCTGGAGGGTGTAGTTAAGAAAGGCGAGATGATCTCCTGATGGAGAGAACCTCGTGGTCGCTTCCGGGCCCCTAAGCTTGAGTCGGTCAGGTTCAAGAACTGACTCCTCACCCTCAAGTCTGGACCAGCTGAAGGGCTTTCGCTCTTCAACTGACCAACTGATCTCAGTAACCTTACTGAAGACCTAGTACAAGACCCCTTTGTACTGGGGGGTGACCTTTTCCGGAAGAAATTCTGGAAAAGCTGAGGACCAATCTGCCCGCCATCCAGAGGGTCTTCCCTTTTAAGGAAGGGCCCACCAGACGGCTGGTGGGGATTGCGGACCTGGAGGGGAAGACGAGGGTAGTCGCGATTCTGGATTAACCAGAACGCCTATTACCCTCTTCGTCTCTTCCTGTTCGCGATCCTTAGGTAGATCCCTCAGGGCGTCATGTTCTCGCAGAGGTCCTTCGTGGACAAGGTCAGAGGGTGAGGAGACAATATTGTCTACTATTCCCTAGACCTGACTGCAGCAAGTGATCGCTTTCCAATTGCGGTCATTGCGCAGGTCCTTGAAGGGTTCTTCCCTAAGAAACTTGTAGAAGCCTGGAAGAGAGTCATGGTCGCCCACCCATTCCGGGTGGACGGTCAAGTCTCCCTAAAGGAGGTTTCCTATGAGGTTGGGTACCCTCCGGGTACCTATTCCTCGTGGTCCTCCTTCGCGCTAGCTCGCCACTTTTGTGTGTGACTAGCGTGCCGGCAACACAAGATCCGTTGGCCGCAATGTGGATACGTTCTCCTTGGAGACGATATCCTCATTAGCGAACCCATGGTAGGGGAAGAATACCGGAAGATCATATCTTCCCTCGGTGTAAGTACTTCGGACCCGAACTCTTGGATCTCTAAGGAGACCTGGGAGTTCGCGAAGAGGTACCTATACCGGGGTCATGGGATCACCCCCTTTCCTATCTTCGCCGTAATGGGCCACCTGGGAGAGATTCCTCTCCTTGTGTCTGCCCGTTCCGGTGAAGAGAAGAAGGGACTAATCTCCCGTGACGGTATCCTGCGTGCTCTCGGGGAGCTTGCCAGGCCTCTCTATCGGAGACGAAAAGAAGTCTCCAAACTGAGAGGTCTGAGCTCGCGATTCCTGAATGGCAACCGATTATCTCAGGAGGAACGTGGAGGCTCTCGATTTTCTCGGGAGTCTTAACCACCCTCCTAGAGATGGGGTTGCGGACATTCTCTTTCCCTTACGGGGAACGTCTTGTCCGTTCTGCTATCGCAGAACTTCTTCAGGAATCCCTTAAGAAGTGGAAAGTAGACATCGGGGAGTAACTCCTCGATGCCAATTACGATCTCCTTCTTGAGGGAGCCGAGGGCGTGGACCTCGCCGACGAGAACCTACCCTCTTTCCCTCCCATTACTGGGGTCCTGGCCCGGTTCGAGTCTGGTCCTCTTCGCCTTGAGGCGGAGAGCTTTCTAGACTCTGACACCGGAACCGACCTCGGAGATATCCTAGAGGGGTTCTTGCGAATCCCCTCCAGATTTCTATCTGAGGTATGGATACCCGGAATAGGAGGGCTAGAGAATATAGTCGTCTCGCGCGACGCATCCGATCTCTCTTTGACAAGTGAGTGGACTCGGAGGGGGTTGGCAGCCCCCAAGAGTACACTGCTCGTTTTCCCATACGACAGTCGGTATCCCTCTTCGGTCACTTTGTGGCTGAGAAGGGCGACTGGTACTGGGACCGCGAGGTCACTGCTGAGGGAACAGACCGGAATCTTCCGGTTATGCTCCCCCCTGGTGAAGGACCAGGGGATCTCAGTCTTGCGCCCCACAAGACAGGGGTCTTGGCAAGACCATCTTGTTTAGGAGGAGGGGATGTCGGTCAGGCCTGCTGCCCACCGCCCTATCCAGAGAGTAGCCAACTCTCAGGGTAGGACGGCTCCCGAGGGAAACCCAGCTTCAAGGAGGAGCTGGGGGGGTCCTCGGGAGTAGACGCC